ATAGTCCATACCTGAGCCTGGCACACCGCTAAAAAAACCTCTCGCTTGCCATTCTACACTATCAAACACCATTTGCTGAGCAGTAGATATTACAACAGAATAATGACCTACACCAAATCTTCCATAATCTAGCGCGGTTAACGAGACTGTGTTTAAACCCGTTAGACCCGTAACGGTTTTTACATTAACACCTGCGCCATAAAGAATACTTACGTTATAAGGTATAGAGTTGTAAGAAGAATTAGGGTCGATTTCGTACCTAAAATAACTAAACTCATTAGCGTTCATATTTGAAGTACACGTAGTTCCGCTAGTCGTAAATCTATTATAACTCGAAGATGATGACGGAAAGCTAACAGTTGTGTCTATTAATGTAGTGTTAGCCGAAAGGTTTTCTACCGCACCTGACTTACGTGATATCCACATATATAGATTGTTAAACCTACCTATGCTTGTGTTTTTAAAGAAGTCGTTAGTAAACTCTATATCAGGGTACGAAGACTCTATCGCTTCTATAATCTTATTAACTCGTAAAGCGAACTTTAACTGATTCCAATAAACGCCGTGTTTGTTCCCTGAGGGTGCTAGGTTTCCCGTGTTGTGATCATTGTCTGTGCTATCATAATATAATTGTTGACTGTGTGTGATTAGAGGGACTACGACATCGTGAACCCTTGTGCGTTGCAACCCTGCCAATATGTTAGTTGAATTATAAAGTCTATCGTATGTGCTGAGGTTTAAGTCCGACAGTTTGCCTTCCCCTAAGGCATCTTTGAGCTTTACGATTTCCCCAAAGAACGTAACCTTGTATGAGTAGGGTATGTTCTCTTTTAATTCTACACCCGTAAGTTGTATAAACCCTGCTCGGAATGGTAGGCTATTAAGTTCGATATTCGCAGGCACTTTTTGTCTAGCGTCAAACGAGTAGTCTGCGTCTAATTCCCAATTATAGAAGTGCTTAAATATCTTATTGTTTGTCTTACTAGCAGGAAGATTAAAAGACTGACTAAAGGACGTAAAGACCTTGTCGATATCCCTTACGTTTTGAATACTATCTGTAAGCGACACACTTTCGTCTGCGAACGTATCTACTCTTTGTTTGTTTATATATAGTTGTATCTCTAACACTATCTTATTTTATTGATCTTATCAAAAGCGTACTGAAACGAAACTTCGTACTGAATTAGCTTGTCGTTTACGTGCGTCTTCTTTTCTAGTCCTTTTGTTGTGCAAATAATAGGTACGACTTGCCCGTTCTCTGTAATCCATATCTTTTCACTTAGCATCAATTCCTCTAGCGTCTGATTGTATTCTTCTTTTACATACGGCGTATTCATCACGAATGTATCATTACCGTTGTGATTGAACGTAGTTGTTTGGTGGTCGTATATATTATAGCTACCCGTTGACGAAACAATGTTTCTTTTAAACTTCTCGTATGTGATGTTTGTCGTGTCTCGTCTTACAAGTAGAAAATACAAGTCCTCTAATGCGCCGAATTTGTTTACAAACGTAACCTTGTAAGGCGTGTACTTTGGCGTACAAAATCTTTCTATATTCCAAACAACACCACTTACTGTCTTAGTTGTAGCGTTTGCTGAGAATGAATTGTATGTAAATCCCGTAGCTGAAAACGTCGGTACATATCCGATAGTGTTTTCGGGTAAGTATAGCGTTCTGGTTGATATTGCAGGTGGCGTTCCCGTAACAACAACGTCCGCACCCTCCTGAAATTCTGTATATCCACTTACCCCATAAAAGTCTAATGTCGTAGTACCACCTGACTGTGCACCGCTAGAGTCATAAAATTTTATATCTGCCGTGTATCTAATTGATTGGCTTGTGTAAGTCCCGTTAAAGTCTATGTCAAGAAAGTCCTCTGCTAGTTCTCCTATTTCAAAGTTTACCGCAAAGTTTCCCGTACCCGTAAATTGTGATTGTTGTTTTGTGGCTTCATAATCGGCCGTGCTATTAGGGAATCTGAACAGTCTCATTGTGGCGCTACCACCCGTCAAGGCACTTGATGCCGTTGCGTTAAAATTAATCGTGCTTCTTAAAAATCTTTTGTCTGCCATTATTTTACAATTATATTGTCTCCCGCTATTTGTACTTTAAACTCTGTTTCGTAATCGTCCGCAAGCGACCGCTCTAACCCTCGAATAAGCCTGCGGTTAAATTTCTCAAATGGTTGCGTAAAGAACAATGTAGGACGTAACCCCGTAAAGTATATAGATCGTGATATAAGATATACCATACTCTTACGTGATATAAAGCGTCCCTCTGCGTCCCTAACGCCGTCAAGACCCTTGCGCACCACCCACCTATCAATACCGCCTCTAAGACTTCCTGAGCCAGTACCCGAGCCGAACTTAAATGGACTCTCTGGTGCTTTCTGAAACCCCCCTTTTATCTTAGACGGGTCTGCGCCTTGTACACCTTGATCTTGAAACTTACCATACGGCTCACTTAAAAATGTAACCTTAAACTCGTCTTCGCTGATTTCTATTTCATAGTTAAGGCTATCCGCTAACGCTCCTGACGTACTAGGTGCTTTTGATCGAGCTTCACTAATTACGTTTAGGCCAAATTGATTCAGTAAGACTTGAGTCTCTTTTAACATATATTGATGTTATTCTTTGTTACGATAGTAAAACTACCTACCCACCCTGCTAACATATTCTCTGACTTCTCATAAAACGGCGTGCAAGAGATGTCCCCGTCTAAAACGAATAAGTCCCTAAGGAGCGTACCCCTGCGTAGTTCTTCTCCAAGATGATTTAATACGGCTAGTTGACTATTTAAAATGTCTATTTCGTTATTGTTTCCGTAGAATATGTCTGTCGTTTCTTTCTTTGATATGTCCACAATGTCCATAGCCATAACCGATACGCTAAATTGAATCGTATGGTCTTTTAGTGACGACGAAGTTATTGTGATGTGTGATAGAGGAAAGATTGTTTGTTTCGACAGATCGACCTCGTATATGTCTCCAGTAGTTACTGTGTTGCATAGAGGGTGCTTTAATAATTCGTCTCTTAGATTTTCAAGTACGTCATATACGTTTGTAAGTGCCATTAGTCAAATTTGCTTTTTATATTCTTTTTGTTTGCTTCCGCTTTGTCTCTTTCAAACTCGATAGCCATAAGGCATTCGTGTAAGTTAAGTTTCGTTATTTTATTATACCTTGTTATGTCTCCTTGTGCTAGTTGATAGATTGATTGATACCAACCCCACTTTCTTCCGAATGCGTCTGGTTCCCCTCCTCCAGAGAATAGGTCTTTGTAATCGTCTTTAATTCTTTCTCTAAACGATAAAAAAAAATCAATGCACCCATACAAGCCGACAACGGCATCTGTTTCATAGCGTCGTGATACAAGTCCCCTTCATAATCGTAGAGTGTGTACTTATTTCCTTTCTTTACTTTTATAGGCCTAAACAATACGGCCATAGCGTTGTTCATAGTTTCCCAGTCAGCTATGTATGTGTCAAGGTCGATGTACTCTCCAAAAGTCATATCGTCAAGTTTAGGTACGAATCCAAACTCTGTATCTCCCATTTTAAACCTTTGTATTAACGTAGGCTTTTCGCTTAGCACCTCTGCTAGTTTTGTAGATATTTGCGTCATACTTTCTAGCGTAAGCTTCATCGTGTCTGTCTGCTTGATATCCAAGAACACGTCTAACATTTTTACGGCGATTTCATCGTCTGACATCGCATCGTTTTCTGTTGACTTAATAAACTCTTGATACCGACCCAACGTGATTTCGGACATCGACGACGGCATTACTATTTTAAGCTTCTTAGGTTTCATAATCTGCTCTTTTTGATTTAACGTAAATTTAAATGATTTTACAAAATAAAAAAAGCCGACGTGTGATCGGCTTGATATGTCTGATATAGACGGCAGCTAAAACATACTACTCATCTTCGTAAAAGTCTGCGTGTTCTTTGCAGTCGGAACATATATCGGTTTCCCATAACGGTATTGCACCGCAACAATTACTTACTTCCATTTGCTTGCGTATTTATCATAGTTGGCTATGATGTGTATATACGTGTCACGTTTTAGACCCGTCTTTTCTATTGCCCTACTGTCGAACATATTATAGTGTCCTTCTTCTCTCACGATTTCGTATCGTATAAAATCCTCTTGTGTTATATTCATTATCTTATGTTGTTTATTATGGTTCTGATCTCTTGCTCTCTATCTAGAAACGATTTGTGAAGTGGACTGCCTTGTATGCCTTTCCATTCGCAATGCTTTATATTTTCTTGCGTTTCTTTTAAACTTGCTTTTAAGTCGTCTAATTGTGTTCTCATTATTCTTCTGTGTTTGGCGTGAAACAATAATTTAGTTTGTCGAAAATATCTCCCGTTAGATGTAGACTCTCGGTTGCTAACTTAAATAACTCTATCGATTCTATTTTTTCTGATAGTTCCTGAATCCGCTCTAGCTTAGCTTTTAGATTACCGAAGTCAGAAGGAGTATCGTCTCTCATAGCACTTATTACTTGGTGCTTTTTTACGTGTATTAGATTGTTTTTCATATTTCTCTTATTTACTACAATATACGAAATATAAACGATCTGTGCAAATATGTAGATAAGTCCTTTCGAAGTGGACTACATATGATATTCTACCTTAAAGCGTATTTCCCGTAATCGGGTCTGCTTAGTTTATTAAATACTAGGTAACGGATTGCGTCAATACTGTGATTAAACATATCTACGGGTGCATTAAGCACAAGACCGTTCTTATCCTCTTTCCATTTGTAGTTTCGGAATTCCTTTATTGTGTTAGTGGATTGCTTTGTAACAAAAATGTTATATCGTTTCAGCATATCTATTCCGATGTTGATACTATCCCTTCCTTTTGCAGCGGGTTTTATGTTCCAACCCATTTTGTAGATTTCATCGATACTTTTTGGTTCGGCGCTATCAGCATATATTTCCTCTCGCCTACCGACACCTAGCCGTTGCAGTTCGTTTGAGATGTCTCTATTTGTCATACCCGTTCGATATATCTTTTCGTGTATGTACATATCCGTATCGTGTATAAACACGCTTATAAGAGTACTTGGGTCGTTTGTGTAACCAAAATCCATACCATATCCTAAGTGCCTTGCGTAGTCAGGGACTTGGTCTGTTAGCGACACGTTAAAGATCGTAGCCAAACTCTTACCAACTTCCCCTAAGCCATACACACGCCAATAGTTTTCATCAGTATCTTTTAGGCGTTCTATTTCCTCAATAATAGTTTCAGGAAGAAAGTGATTGTCTTTGTATGTAGTTATATGAAACTCAGCGTCATCACGGGTTTTAACCTTTTCGTATATCCAATGAAATTCGTCTGACGGGTTGTAGTCTAAAATAATGCGTCCCGTTGTTCTAAAGACTAACTGTTGCCAATCCTCCCAAAACAATTCGTTTGCTTCGTTTATGAATAGTAAGTCCCTTTTTCTACCACGTACCTTTTGTGGCTGGTCCAATGAAATAAACTCAACCCTATTCCCGTTTAATATATATTCTCCGCTTGACTTATTATGAAACGTCTCTGAGTATAGGCCGTGTTCTTTTAGAATGTCAAAGAAGTCTCGCATTGCCGAGGTTCTAAGTGCGGGGAATGTCTTACGGCATACTGTTATCGTCTTGCCCGTGTTTTGTAGTGAATAGTAAAATATGACCCACAAGAGTATATTATAGGTCTTACCCGAACGAGTACCCCCTTGTTCTATTATAATTCGTTTCTTAGAATGTATTAGGTGCTTACATACTACATTACTCTGTATCGTCTTCACGTTCTAGTATTTCTATTCTGAAATGA